TCATTGGGCACCTCCGGCGTAACGCAGCGCCCTGCACATTTCCAGAAGGTCAGCGAAGACGAACAAGTCGTCATCGGTGATCCGGTCGCTGTCCATGTTGCTCAACTGCCGATGGACATAGTCGAAGTAGATGGTGGCCTTCAGGTCACTGTGCATTGTGTCGATCCCGGCGCAGACCTTGAGCAGCGGGGCATTGTCCTGCACTGGGATCAGGCTGAACGGCTCTTCTTTGGTGAGGGGAGAGTCAGGCACGGACGGCCTCCTTCAGCGGCTGGCGGCACACGTCCCGCTCGTTGTCACGCAGGTAGGTGAGCAGGTCCTCCGACTCGGAGAGGAGGCTCTCCATACCCAGCATGAGGCAGTCCACGGCATGCTCAGTGAGGGGGGCATACAGAACACGCTCGTCCTCCTCGCAGGTATCCCGCAGATCCTGCTTGGACGTGAGGTCGCGTCGGATGACGTCCAGGATGGCGATTGCCGCCTTCGTGTTCTGGTCGACCCGGACCAGGCGGTTGGTCAGGCAGTCGGAAAGAGGGTTGTCCCTCCACATTGAGCTCAGGTAGTGCTCGCCGTTTGCGAGCCTGCTTGCATCAGCGGCGGGGGAGGGGGGTACACTGTGGTTCGCCATAGTGGCTTCCTTGATCTTCGCGGAGATGGGTACGACTAGGCAGACGGCTCGAGCGTTGGCGCGCTCGGGCCGTCACTGTTTTGGGGCGGTGATTTCCAGGCTGCGCGGTGCCCTGATTGCAATGCGGGCCTTTCCTTCGCGCGCTGCGAGAACGACCAGGTGGATGTTTTCCCCGATATGGATCTCGCCTTCTTCGAACTGCTTGATGACGCGGCAGCCAGCCAGCGGATGATCGCTGCTGTGCTCCGGTGTAGGGCTTTCCTTACTCATCTTTCAGGTTTCCTTGGTTCAGGGGCGTGTGTGAAAATGCAAAAGTCGGGGGATGTGCGTCACTCGCTGCAGCGACGCAAAGAACGACGTTTGGAGTGTGGGCGGCTGCGATCTCCATCATTCGTAGTGGAACAAGCACTGCTGCTGCACTGCCTAGAGTCATCCAGGCCGCACGAAGAAGCCTAGATGACGATCGACTTGGCGGCATGTCGTAACTGCCGCCCTGACAAGGGGGGTTAGGATTCATGCCGCCGCCTTTGCCAGTTCGGCGCCTATCCGAGCGATGCCTTTAGGCGTGATCCTGGCCTGCTCGACGATCTTGTCGCTCCCGTCTTCGCGCTGGACAGTCGTAACCTTGTGGCACATGACCCCTTGCTGGATCCGGTCCTGATAGGCCAGCCAGCCGCTGTGGCCCGGTCGTTGGTAGATCCACCCGTGAGCCACCAGCCACCGCCGAAGATCCAAGGGGCGCACCTGCAGAGCTTTGGCCGCATCTCGCATGCACAGTGAGCCGTCGGCTGCGGCAATCCGATGTAGGCTGGCCACTTGCGGTGCCTGCTCTGCGACCGTCTGTTCCAGGCTGATCACTTTCTCGGTGTAGGTCAGAAGCAGGCCTCGCATCGCAGCAGGATCGGTAAGGATCACCATTGGATCGGGCTGAGCGACATTCGCTTCCAGCTCCTGCCAGCGGTCCACCAAACGGGCGGTGAAGGCTGGAGATAGCTGAGCTACGACGATGATGCTGTCTCGCTTGCCCTGGGCGCCCGAGAAAACGTATTCGACGACCGGGCGGCCAGCAGTGGGCTTCTCCTCAGTTTGAGGACAAGCAACCACTCCTTGTCCCACAAGGGTTTCAATGGTTCGCTTCACGTTGTCGTGGCGCAGCCCGACCAGCTGGGCAATCTCCCGGCTCGTGATTGCGGGCTCCCCATTCAGGATTAGGCCGTTCATGCTGCGTCTCGCTCTTGCGAGTCCATGGCTTGATCGATGATCCGACGACAGACGTAGTTCACGCTCCGTTCCTCCGTCCTAGCCTGTTGCTGGAGCCAAGCCTTCTGAGACTTAGGAACCCGCAGTACGACAATCACAAAATCGTTGTCCGTAGACATAAAGGCCTCCTGTGTGCCCTGGGCTTCAGCAGCACCGCGCCGCTGATGTGTAAGTATTTTGCATACGTAATTGCACCTGTCAATACGTGATGACAAATTTCCGCCTCGCCTGTATAAGTCTTGCCTTACTCAACGCCGGAATGCCCATGGCCACGAAGAAGTCAGCCCAGCCGAAGAAGGTCCCAGACCGGAAAACGGAGGTTCTATCCATCAGGATTGATCCGCGGACTCGTTACGGCCTGGAGTTGCTCTCGCGCCTGCAGCGGCGCTCTGCGACAGGGGTCGTGGAGTGGGCGGTCCAAGAAGCTTTTGCGAAAGAGGATTTCGAGTCCTACGACCACGGATCGTTCTCGGTGGCCGACGTGATGGATGACTTGTGGCACATCAATGAGATTGAGCGCCTCGTCGCCCTCGCGCTCCGCAAACCCCAGTTGCTGACCTTCGAAGAATCCCGTAAATGGGCTGTGCTAAAGGGGACGAAGGCGTTGTGGAAGGTTGATCCTTCAACGAGGCACGTCGACTTCAGGGCATTTAATTGGGATCTGGTGCTTCCCTTGTGGGAGCGCATTGAGCCCCTGGTGGACGAGGCTGCAGAACGATCTGTCATTCGAGGCCTGAGCCAAGAAGAACTCTTACAGGTCGGTATTGCAACGGTCGCGTCCCCTAAGCGCGTCGCGAGCGGCGTCACGCCAGCCCCGCAACTGAAGGATGATTTCGACGATGATGCCGACATACCTTTCTAGAGGATGGCCGTCGCGGTCGCGGTATGAGACGCGAGATGTGGTGTCTGACTGCCATGGCCGAGGCAATGAGTGCCATCGTCATCCCCTGACGGCAGGTTGACGCGAATTCCCAACCGAGGCGATCTACAGGAGAGTTAAGGAATGGCCTACAACCTCTTCATTGCCTATGATCTGATGCAGCCTGGGCAGAGCTACGACGCAGTTCGCGACGCGATAAAGTCACTCGGACGTTGGCATCAGTTCCAGTACTCACTTTTCTACGTGAACACTGAGCACGCCCCGGAAATGGCGTATGCCTTGGTGCAGGCAAAGATGGATGCGAACGATAGACTCGCCGTCATCGACGCGCAGGCAGGCATAGTCAGTGATTGGGATAGGCCGCCAATCAACGCCATCAACTCCATCTGGTTTCAGCCGTAGCCTGACGATGCAACAAGCACCGGGCGGCAGCGCGTGACCAAAGAAAAAACCCCGCCGGAGCGGGGTTAGGTGTTTTCCCAAATGAAGAAGTGCGCCGTTAGACGCCTCCAAGTGCCTATCGGATGCACCAACTCGGTGGCGCGCTCCGCTTCATAGCGTGACCTGATTAGCTCGTTGTCACAAAGCACATTGAGAGCCACATGGGTAGGGGGCTCGTCAATTTCGATGGAAACCCGCATCGACCTCCATCTGCTCAAGTCCGCTGGCTGTGGGCTGTCTACGCCAACGATCTCGGCCTCCAACTCACAGAAACGGCGCCGAAGATCATTGTGCTTCCTCGCCATATCCGCAGCGCCGATTACTAAGTCGGCGCCAGAGATAAGTACTACTGCTGCGGCCGCTGCGGTGGCAACGAAGGCTGGGAGAGCTTCTCCCAAGGACGCGAACACTGCCGACCCGCCAACAATCCCCGCAAACGCAGTCGACTTGTTCCATCGGCTAAAAAAAGAAGAGCGCCTAGCGTGATAACGCTGAGATCGCTGGATCGACCAGAGGATAGTGCGCTTCTCTTCTTTCGCTTCGTTTGCGTCCATGGCCAGAGCCTACCATCAACTACTTGCGCGGCGGCGGAGGCGGGCGATGGTCCGGCACAGACTTGCCTCCCCCATCGCCTGTACGTGAAGGTCGCGGTGAGTCGCGAAATGGCTCCCGCGGTGGCGGCGGTGGGTTGTTACGATCCTTGTTCATCAAATCCCCTGAAAAGTGTAGATAGATAGGGCTCTAGTCCGCCCAGCCCCCGATCCAACGGACACGGCCAACGGCCGTTATTGCGTTCCCCTCGGATTGCGCGCGACGCGGCTTCAGCCAGCGACTATCCCCCTGTGGGTTGTCGCTCATGAAGAATACCTCGCCCTCGAGCGTCATGGCACGCCGCACCCCGTAGGCCTGATTGTCACCCTCCGGCCACCTAACCAGGTAAATGTCTCCGTCGACCGCGTCGGTATCAGAGGCGTCCAGGAGGACCGAGTCCCCGTCTGAGATGACCGGCTCCATCGATCGACCCCGGGCGTAGAAGACCGCAAGTGGCCGGGTAAGGAGTCCTCTCCGTCGCAGTACAGATTTCCGGAACTTCATGGAGTTCGCCTGTGCGTACTCCTCGGCCTCGGAGCCGTCAGTCAGACCTGCAGATTGAGGCAGCGCTAATACTTCTACGTACTCTTCGGTAGGGGAGGACGAGGGAGTGCTGAGTTGTTGCTCTGGCAGGTCCGACCGGATTTCGGTCTCCGCGACTCCTAGGGCATCGGTAAAGGCCCGAAGCGTTCGGTAGTTCATCGGGATCCGGCCGTTTAGGTACTGGCTTATGGCGCCTTGGGTGATGCCGAGCTCCTGCGCCAGCTTGTCCTGGGTAAGGCCCCTGTGCCTGGCTCTTTCGGACCAGATGGCCTTGAGCTTGGCGGCCGACGCGATGTCCTGAGCACTAGGTTTGGCTTTACGGGTGTTCATATCAACAACGCTAATGCAATAACATACGAAAAACAAGGAGTGGCACTATTGCGAAGGATGAGTAGTGCCCCTATTATTTGCTCATGGACATCATCACCTACCGACAAAGTACGGGGCTGAGCCAGGAGGCCTTCGCAAGGCTGCTGGCCGCAGCCGGTTCGCCTGCGACCCAGGCTCTAATCTCGATGTGGGAGAAGGGGACAGTTGTTGTCCCTCCTAAGCGTTGGCGGCCGATCGAGCTGGTGACGGAAGGGGCGGTGACTCGGCGGGACCTCCGTCCTGATCTTTACCCGCCGAACAACGCCTCTGAAGAGGCACAGGGCTAAGGAGCTTCAGCGCATCACGCAGTAAACGAACCGGCAGGAGGCCGGTCGAACGGGCAGGGAGCAGGCGTACATCCACCGCGAGGTAGTGGCCGCGGTGGTGTCTGGCGCGATCAGCGGATGCCCCTGCGGCGTCCATCGTCCAGATACGACGAAGCCCCCGCTGTCCGGCAGACAGATGCGGAGGCTTCGTTCAGAGCGAGGCCACTATGCCACACGCAACCTCTCGGGAAAACCCGAAATCCGGTCCGCGCCACATCAGCGCGGTCATGAACGATGCCGTTGAGAAGATCAGGGAGCGCCAGGCGAGGCCATTGATCCGCCTGCAGGAACGCTTGCCTGACGGTCGCATTGCCGTGGAGGTCTACGACCGCACCCGACGGGGTGACGAGCCGACCTACGACTTCTACTGCTCCGGCCCGCAGCAAGCGCTGGAGTGGATACAGCAGATGTCTAGCAAGCGCTGGATCACGACGGAACACCTGGGCGCCTTCGCTACGTTGATGCTGGCCGCGTTCCCGGAAGTCTCGGGGGTATCGGCATGAGCTTTGAGGCGATGGCCTGGGCGGTGAAGTGGAAGCTGCCGGCCCAGCAGAAGCTGGTCCTGATCATGCTGGCCAACCGCACAAATGCGGATACGGGTCGCTGCGACCCTTCCCACAAGAAACTCGCCACGGATTGCGGCATGAGTGCCGATTCTGTGAAGCGTGCGATCTCGGGTCTCGAGTCTGCCGGCCTTCTTACCATCATCCGTAGGACGCACGAGGGCGTGAGCTTGCCCAATCATTACACCCTCCATTTGGGGGTGGTGGGTGCTGACAGCACCGAGGGGTGGGTGCACACAGCACCCAGGGTGGGTGCTGACAGCACTACAAAACAGGAATCTAAACAGGAAGTAGAAACAGATACGTCGCCTGACGGCGACATGGACGCCGACGAGGAAGGGCAGGAGCAAAAGGATCTGCTCGGAGCGAGGCCGGCTACCGGCTGCCCACATGAAGCGATCATCGCTGCCTACCACAAGGAACTGCCGAACTGCCCTGAGGTGCGGGGGTGGAGCAAGAAGCGGCAGGACCATCTGCGTGCGCGTTGGAAGGAAGAACCGTGCCGGCAAACCGTGGAATGGTGGCGTGGTCTGTTCGTGTGGATGCGGGACAGCGATTACCTCATGGGCAAGGTGAACAGCTTCCAGGTGTCCTTGCCTTGGTTGATCAAGTCGGAAGAGAACCTGCTGAAGGTGATCGAAGGCACTTACCACAACAATCGCAAAGGGGAGCAGGGTTGATGCGCTTTGACCCCAATCTCCCGCCGCATAGCGTTGAGGCGGAGCAGGCTGTCCTGGGTGGCTTGATGCTGGCTCCGGAAGCCTGGCCGCTCGTGTCGGACACACTTTCCGCCGAGGACTTCTACCGCCACGATCACCAGCTGATCTTCGAGTCGATCCGCACACTGGCGGAGAAGCAGCGCCCGTTCGATGCAGTGACCATTGGCGAGTGGTTTGAGTCGCGCGGGAAGCTTGAGCTGGTAGGTGACGGCACGTACATCACGGAGCTGGCCAGCACGACGCCGTCGGCTGCCAACGTGGCTGCGTATGCGGAGATCGTGGTGCAGTACGCCGGCCGGCGACGACTGGCCGAGGTCGGCCGCAAGGCGATGGAGTCTGCCCGGCAGCAGGATGGCCGCGAGTTCCCTGAGCTCCTGGCGGAGCTGACGCAGGACATTGCAGGGCTGCAGCCGGCCCAGCGCGGCGGTCTTCGGCTTGCCGGAGAGACCATGTACGGGTGGTACAAGCGCTGGGAGGACCGTTACCACAATGGCGGTGGGCTGACCGGCCTGGAAACTCCTTGGGCGGAGTTCAACCGGGTCACGCACGGGTTGCAGCCGTCGACTGCGTACCTGATTGCGGGTCGCCCGAGCATGGGCAAGAGCATCGCTGCGTTGAATGTTGCGGTGTACACCGCGCTGAAGGGTGTCACGGTCGGCCTGTTCAGTCTGGAAATGAGCATGGACGACTGCCACGACCGGAACGTGGCCAGCGTCGGCAAGATTCCGCACGAGTGGGTTACCCGTCCTGGTCACGGAGCCGAGGACAGCGAGATCTATCAGAGTCGCCTGACACCGACCATTCGTGACCTCAAGGCGGCGCCGCTGTACATCGATGACACTGCCTCGATCAACGTGCGCCAGTTCGAGGCCCGCGCCCGACGCATGCATCAGCGCACGCCTCTGCAGCTGCTGGTCATCGACCACATCCACGACTTCGACGTGGACCCTCGCATGGCCCGATTTGAGTACGGTCGCATCCTGCAGAAGGGCAAGGACCTGGCAAAGGAGTGGAAGATCCCGCTGGTGGCGTTGGCTCAGTTGAACCGGAGTGTCACTGGGCGCACTGACAGACGACCGACCCTTTCCGACCTGCGCGAGTCTGGAGAGCTCGAGCAAAAGGCCGACGTTGTCGTGCTGCTGCATCGCGAGGACTACTACGACACGCCCGAGCAGCAGACCCACCTGCAGGGCGTCGTGGAGATGCACTTCGCGAAGGGGCGAAACATCCGTGCCGGCGAACGGATCAGCCTGCAGAACCGCTTCGATCAGATGCGGATCGACAATTGGGACGGGCCGCTGCCCCGAAAGCCGGAGGCCGCGAACGATGACCAGCCGCCGCGCCGGACCAGCTATGGCCCCGGCCGTAAGTCCTATGGGGGGATAGGTCGATGATCTTCATCCCAACGGGATCCCAAGCACTCAGGCATTTCGCCGATACCCTCGACCAGCAGGCTCAGAGGCTCGACCGCCTGCTATGGCGTGATCGCGGACAGCGTTCAACCACCGCCGAGGCATACCGGCTGTCGGCCTCGCTCGCGCGGCAGCAGGCCTCGAAGCTCGAGCTGTTGGAAATGCAGGCAGCTACGTGCACTGGAGGCCGGAAATGACCTTGTCGCTGAAGGAGCAGTTGAAGCACTGGGGGCACTACCAGGAACACCGGTTCTGTGCCCCTTTGGATCCCGAGGACGTGCCGAGCAAGGCAGAGCACCCCCTGGCCCGCGCGCAGCAGTTTGCGCCGGGGGCGAAGAGGAAGCGGGTGCCGCTACTGCGTGATGGCCATGACCGGCGGATGCTTATAGGGGCTGCTGCCGGACGTGTGAGTCGAAATGGCGTCGTGCTGCCCGTGGCCCAGTGGGCAGTAGACCCGATCCCGTGTTCTGAAACCCGGGCGATTGCCTCGCGGTCGCCCACCGCCGCAGTCATGGTCGGTTCTCCGGAGGAGTACCGGTGGATCGATCGGGCGATGTCCGACCTCTACCGGCAGAACATGGTCCGTGCCCTTGTGGTTCTTGAGGAGTTCACCGGGCGTGGTAGTCAGGCCAAGAGGGCGGAGGTGGTGGCCATGAAGCTGGGTGGCACGTTCACTAAGTGGCAGTACCGGAAGGAGCTGGAAAAGGGCATGGCGTTCATGGAGGCGCGGCGAACATGAGAAATCTGACCTTGGCGGAGGCCGCTCGCGACGCGGTGTACGTCTGTGCAGCCTGCTGCGCCAACGGGATCGTCCGAATCAGCGTGACCCGAAACCCCGAGGACAGCATCCGCCGCAGGCCCAACGTGGTTGCCGCGCAATGGGCATGGGTCGGAAGCGAGTCGAGTGCAAAGCTGCTCGTGCGCCACCTGCGTAGGCGGTGGGCGGCGCGCTACGTGGTTGGGGAGGGTTACTGCTTCGACTACGGTGCCGAGGGAGCCGAGTTCCGGCATGGGCTCAACCAAGCCTTTTTCCAAGCCGTGCGAGGTGCGGCTAGGCGGGAGAAGCTGGGGCCAGAGGCGCTACGCGTCTTCAAGATGTGCAACCGGCGGCATAGCAATGAGTTGTTGCTCTACGCGCGGTGATTTGGGGGCATCCCAGCTTGGATGCCCCTTCATGCATTAGCAGGTCGTCTCTTTAAGGGCCATCGGCTGCCTGATTCAATGAGTTAGTGGCTGCCTTAGAAAATCCGTGCTCAGCAGCCGGCAGGAAGTCGTCGTTCATACCATAGAGAAGTATCAGGTCACGGATACTTTTCTTCGCCTCTGCGAACTCCGATCGGAGAATTTGCTGCATTTCTCCCTTGTCTACTGCAGGGTGGCGGCAGTGAGTTCGTGTCGCAGTGTTCGTGGCATGCTGTTGGCCAAGGAGATCCGCGAGAGACAGAAGATCGGTTGTAGGCATGTGATGGTCTTCCTTTCAGATTGCAGGGCCATCAAGCATACGAGTCGAGGGACCTGGAATGCGAACGCTGAATCGGCAGGATTGCCAGCTGGTCTTGACGGTTGCCAACGAACTGGTACAGTTCTAGGCAAGCTGGGGATATTTCAGCCGCGACGGCTCGCCAATCGGCGGGCCGTTCTTGTACGGACGGAGCGTAATCCCGAGCTAGACTGGTGGGGCGGCTAGTCGGCCGCGTGTCTACAGGGGAAGTTTATGGCGGCATCGAAAGAAGAGATTGCGCGTGACCTCCTGATTGCTGCGCTCAGCAACTTCAACGGGCGAGTCGAGGGGAAAAAGATCGGTGAGGAGTACAGAGCCATCCTCAAAGAGGTTGGCGAGGGTATTCACGAAGAGCGCCAGCTGGAGCGTCAGCGTCCGTGATCCATAGTCTCTGAAGCCCGGGCCGAGCCGGGGTTTCTCTTCAGTCGACGCTCTTACAAGGATCCTTGCTTTGCGACTGACATTTCGCAGAAGGGTCTGCCCGTCGGCGGTTGCGAGGTGCATACTCCGGAAAACAGATCATGGAGCGAAAGGATGGCCGCTGTATCGCGGACCTATGGGCCTCTACACTTTGAAGACTTAGATCCCAAGCGGTTCGAAGACCTTGTCCGTCAACTTCTGTACGACTTCAGGGATTGGGTAAAGCTTGAGCCCACCGGACGTTCGGGCAGCGATGACGGATTTGACGTTCGGGGGATTGAAAGGGATGGCGCCAGTACTGCGGACGACTCATCGGATCAAACCTCGTCGGTTGATGAGTACAGGACTTGGCTGATCCAGTGCAAGCGCGAAAAGGCGATATCCCCTAAGAAGCTTGGAGGCTATTTAGACGGAATTTTTGCTGGAGCTGGCGAGCCGTTACATGGGCTGATATTCGCGTCGGCTTGTGATTTCTCCAAGGTGGCACGCGACCTTTTCAACGCTAGATGCCGTTCAGAAGGGCTACGAGAGTGGAATCTGTTGGGAAAAGCGGATCTTGAGGATCTACTGTACCGCCCGCAGTATGACCGCTTGCTCTTCGGCTACTTTGGAGTCTCTCTCGGACGGGATACGACTAGGAGCTATGCAGCACTCAGGAAGGCACTGGCAGGCAAGAGGAAAGCGGTCAGAGCCTTGAAGGCCGGGAGTGAAGTATTGGTTCGCTCTGTGTCAGATACGTCATATCCGCAACGCAGTGTCGACGTTCCAAGTTGGGCACGGGTCACATACGTGAGCCATACCCATCAAGGACTTATCTTCGAGCTGCACCGCCATTTTGCGGCACTGGACATCGACGGGAAATGGGACGCCGCCTTCGCTGTTGACGACGCCCATCCTGAGACTTTGGAGCACCAAGTAGGCCATGAGGATGCGGATAAGAGAGGCAGGCTATGGTCATTCTGGGACAGTCTGGGTGACGACCGCGCTTGGCTGAAGTATCAAGGATGTATCCCTTTTGAGAGTATCGTCGACCTGGATCCAGATGGCGACGAATTGGCAGACTTTCCTCATTTGTATGTGGAACTGGCTTTTGGGGGGCGGCTATTCCCGTTGCACGGCGCCGTTGTTGAGCCTGTTGCGTCATACATAATGCCTTCGATTCAACCCTCTAGCGATGACGATGGCCGCATTAGCCGCTTCCCACCCGAATTCCGCACGATGCCGAAGAACAATCGGCGGCTATAGATTGGACCATTCCTAATCTGTGGCGAGGGTTTCCCTCAGAGACATTTCCTCAAAGACATGGCGCCCTCTGGCATCCCCAGAGGGCGTTTCTTTTGCCCAAGACGGGCCCGCCCATTGCATAGGCCCCGTGCGTGGGCGAAACCAGTTAGAGAAGGCTATGACTGAGATCACTCCCCAACAGGCTGGCGGCGTGAACGTCGTGGCCTTCCTCGACATGCTTGCCTGGTCCGAAGGTACGGACAACGGTAAGCAGCCCACGAACGACCGTGGGTATGACGTGATCGTCGGGGGCCAGTTGTTCAAGAGCTATGCCGAACACCCGCGCGTGCTGGTGGAGCTACCGAAGCTCAAGATCCAGTCCACTGCAGCCGGTCGCTACCAGCTGCTGCGCCGCTACTACGACGCCTACAAGAAGACGCTGGGCCTGAAGGACTTCTCGCCGCTGAGCCAGGACCTGATTGCGCTGCAGCAGATCCGGGAGCGCCGCGCGCTGCCGCTGATCCAGGCGGGCAAGATTCCCGAGGCCATCAAGGCGGTCAGCAACATCTGGGCGAGTCTGCCCGGCGCCGGTTACGGCCAGCACGAACACAATCTTGCCGACCTGTTGGCCGTGTACCGCAAGGCCGGTGGGACGGTGGCGCCATGATCGGGGCTGATGTGGACTGGCAGGCCATTGGCACGGCCTTCGGCGGCCTGATGGTCGGTGCCGGTGGCGTGGCGCTGTGGTGGCGCAAGCAGTTCGTGGAGACAGCAAGGGAAGGGGCCGAGGTCAACGTGATCCAGTTGATGCGCGAGGAAGTCACCCGGCTGGGCGAACGGGTTGGCCGCATGGAAGCCAGGGAGCTTCGGCTGATTCGCCATATCTACAGGCTTGAAGGGCTGATGCGCGCGGCCAGCCTGGAGCCGCCGCCGTTCGACCCGGACAGCGACACGATCAGGGCAGGAGGCTCTGAATGAGCCGTATCGCCGTTGTGGTCGTGGGACTCGGACTGTGGTCCGCTGCCATGTTCGGTGCGGGCTGGGCCTGGCGGGGTGATCGGGCAGAGGGCAGGGAAGCCACCCAGCGCGCCGACGGCGCCGAGGCAGTTACCGCCCAGGTGAACCAGACCCGTGCCACCGAGCACGCCCAGGCCGAAACGCTGGCCACCATCGGAGCGAAGCATGAAGAAGACCGCACTGCGGCCGCGACCGTCCCTGCTGCTGTTGTGGCTGACCTGCGCGCTGGGCGCCTCCAGCTGCGCGACGACCTCGCCACCTGCAGCACCAGCCTCCTGTCCCAAGCCGTCGCCGGCGCCGTCGAACGTGATGCGCACGCCGAACTACGAGCAGAGGTTGCGGGAGCTGCTGTTCAAGTCGGCCGTGACGCCGACGATCACCTCCGGGCCTGCCAAGCCGCTCTGAGCGTTGACAGGTCGCCGAACTAATTAGGATTAGGACTCGAGAAAGATCTTCCACATACCATTGCAGCCGCCCTCGGACCACGAGCCCTCAAGCACGAGATGCTTTGGATTCAAGTGCAAGGTAGCTGACCCGCCGACATCGCTAGACTTCAACAGGAAGTGCCCTGATCCGTCGTTAGGTCCCCGATAGCTGATGATCTGTCCCTCATCGAGGTACTCAATCAGCAAGTTGCAATCAAGCTTCACGTCACACCTGTCATGTGAGCAAGTGTCGTGATCGTAATAAGTGATTACTTTGCAAGATCGCCAGAGCTTCAGTGTCTGATATTCCGCTGGAAGTGCCATGTTTGCGTGATTCTCCTGCAGTGATGAGGCGGCTTCTGGGGCGCCGGCTCTCTGACGCAATCAATCAGTTGATTCGTCCAATCCTGTTTCGGTGAGTAGATCTCGGGATTCACCGTCGAACCGATCGCGAGTCAGCGTGAGGAATGATTCGAGCCTCAGTGCATGCAATGCAGGCACCGGTCCTTCCCACTCGTAGTGCTCACAGAGTTCTACATACTGAGCATGAATCTGGCGCCAGACATTCTTCGTGATTCGGCTGGTGTTGAACCAGGTGTAGACACTCTCCCAATGAGCGCTTGAGGCGCCAGATCGAACAAGCCGATCAATGAACTGATGAAACTCGACCTCATGATGCTTCAACATGCCTTACTCCAGTTGGTGCGTACAAAAAGAATAAGGCGATATTAAAAAAATAGCTAGTCTTATTTCTGTGTTACGAAACGCAGTAGTTGGGAGCCGAGTGCGGTGGTGACCACTGCGGGCTGGGAGGAAATCCAGTGCCTTCATTGACCTAGATGCACTGGCGCCGGAAGTGCAGCTTGGCTTTGTGCTGCGACAACTAGGGTTGCTGATGAACATTGCACAGATTGAAGCGCTGGCCGCTGAACTGGCCACCGAGCGGGCTGCGCGCACTGCTGCTGACGCTGCCTTGGCAGCACTCATCGGGGGTAGCACCGATGCTCGTATCGACCGGCTGGTCGGGATCATCGAGCAGCAGGGCAAGCAGATCGCCGAGCTGGCAATGCACGTTGGCCTGCTGGTGCAGGCGGTGGCGCAGCTGCTGGGCGAGGAGGCCGGCACGCCGGTGCATGACGAAGCTGCCGAGCCGGAGCGAGTCGACCTGGACGGGAAGCCTTACTGATGCCGACCCGGCCACCCCAGCACCGTGCGGCCGGCTGGCGCCCGTACAAGGAGACCACCGCCCAGGTCCGCAAGAGGCAGGCACGCCGCGCCCTGCCCACCAACTGCTCGCTGTGGCGCCGGCTCCGTGCGGTGGTGCTGGCTCGTGAGCCCCTGTGCAGATGCTGCGCCGGGCAGGGCAGGGTGCGACCGGCCACTGAGGTCGACCACATCGACGGGGACGACGGCAACAACGCCGATAGCAACCTGCAGCCGCTGTGCCGGCCGTGCCATAGCGCCAAGACGGCGCGGGAGAACGGCGGGTTCGGCAGGGACGCGCGCCAGCAAGGCGGAGCTGAACGAGCAGCGAGTTATCCACCGAAAGCTGAACGGAAAGGCAGGGGGGAGGGTCAAAGTTGAGGGCCTTCCTCGCCCGATACGCGCGCCCCCCTTTCTTCTCGCGTCCACAGAATTTGAATTTTGGATTTGGAGCTGACCGGCGATGGCCAGGCACAAGCAGCCCGCCGAGCTGGCAAAGCTCAAGGGGGCGGACAAGCGCAACCCGCAGCGTTACAGGGCTGAGGTGCCAAAGACGGGGAAGGCCCTGGGCAAGGTGCCCGGCCACCTGCCGGATGAGGTCGCGGTGGTCTGGAAGGAGCTGGAGAAGTGCGCCCTGCCTGGCGTCCTGACCAGCGCCGACCGTTTCATCATGGAGGTGGCGTCATCGCTGCTTTCCGAGTTCCGTGCCAACCGCGGCGAGTTCGTTGCGGCCAAGTACTCCCACCTGATCGGCTGCCTGGCGCGCCTGGGCCTGACCCCGGCTGACCGTCAGAAGCTGGGGACCGAAAAGACCCCGGAGGGCAACCCATTCGACGAGTTCTGATCCATGACGCCGAGCGAATCAGCCAAGGCATACACCAAGGGCGTCACGTCAGGAAGGATCCCGGCCGGCGAGTTCATCCGTCTGGCCTGCCAGCGGTTCTTGGATGACCTGAAGCGCAAGGGGGCCGACTGGCCCTACAAGTACGACGCCGAGAAGGCGGACCGCGCGGTGCGGTTCATGGAGAAGATGCCGCACACGAAAGGAAAGTGGGCGGCACAGAAGCGCCTGCTGGTGCTGGAGCCCTGGCAGCACTTCATCGAGTGCAACCTGTTCGGTTGGGTCCACAAGAAGACCGGCCATCGGCGATTCCGTCGCGCATATGAGGAGATCCCGCGCAAGAACGGCAAGTCGTTGCGACTGGCTGCCCGAGGTCTGTACCTGTTCTGCGCTGACGGCGAGGCGGGCGCGGAGGTCTATTCGGGCGCGACCAGCGAGAAACAGGCGTACGAGGTGTTCCGCCCGGCTTGGCAGATGGTCCAGAAACTGCCGGCCCTGCGCGCCCGCTTCGGTATCGAACAGGCGGGCAACCCGAAGAACCCGGGGCCGCTGTTCGTCATGGAGGACATGTCCAAGTTCGAGACCATGATCGGCAAGCCTGGCGACGGCTCCAGCCCGCATGCGGCCTTGGTGGACGAGTACCACGAACATGACGATGACCACATGGTCGACGCCATGGAAACCGGCATGGGCGCGCGCGAGCAACCCCTGCTGTCGATCATCACCACGGCGGGCACCAACCTCTCCGGTCCATGCTTTGAGATGCGGGGCGATGCCATCCGCATCCTGCGCGGTGAGGTGACTGACGAGACGGTTTTCGCGGCGATCTACTGTATAGACGAGGGCGACCGCTGGGACGATCCGGCGAGTTTGCGCAAGGCCAACCCGAACTACGGCGTTTCCGTGTTTGAGCAGTTCCTGCTCGACCAGCTCGCCAAGGCAAAGCGGTCGGCCAGTAAGCAAAGCGCGTTCCGGACCAAGCACCTGAATGACTGGGTCGGCGCCAAGCTGGCATGGATGAACATGCTGGCCTGGCAGCGGCAGAAACGACGGTTTGAGGTGTCGGACTTTGCGGGCTGTCCGTGCTGGGTCGGCGTCGATCTGGCATCCAAGCTGGACGTGGCGGCCGTGGTGCTGCTGTTCGAGAAGGGCGATAGCTACTACGTCATTCCCCGGTTCTACGTGCCGGAGTCGGCCGTGGAGGAAAACGAGAAGTACCAGCAGTTCCTGCTGGACGAGCTGATCGTGTCCACGCCCGGGAACATGACGGACTACGCGTTCATCGAAGAGGAGCTGAAAGAGCTTGCGGCACAGGGCGTCGACGTGCGGGACATTGCCTTTGACCCGGCCCAAGCGGCGTACCTTATGACGCGCCTTGAACAGGAAGGGCTGCCGACCGTGGAGATGGCGCAGTCAGTGCGCAATCTGTCCGAGCCCATGAAAGAAGTGGAGGCGCTCATCCTGTCGCGGCGCCTGTGGCACGACGGCAACGCGGCCATGACCTGGATGATGGGCAACGTAGTGGCGCGCGTGGATGCCAAGGAACACGTCTATCCCCGCAAGGAAAAGATGGAAAGCAAGATCGACGGCGCGGTGGCGCTAATCATGGCCATGGGCCGCGCCATGCAGGCACGGGACACCGGCACAACCCAACAAGGCTTCGTGGTGATCGACTGATGTTCGGACTATTCGAGAAGAACCGGCGGGCCGATGCCCGCGACCGTATCGAGCCGACGATCAGCAACCTGGTCGACGGCGAGGTGATCCAGTCCTCCGGCATGGGCATGTTCGAGGTGTTCGGGAATCCGGCGACGGCCTCCGGCGCCGTGGTCAGCCCGGAATCAGCGATGCGGGTCTCGGCGGTGTTTGCTGCCGTTTCGCTGCTGGCCGGCGCGATCGCCCAGCTGCCGCTGCCTGTGTTCGAGCGGGTGGACGGCCATCGCAAGCGGGCGGAGCATGACTACTGGTGGCTGCTGAACGAGCAGTTCTCCTCCGGCTGGTCGAGCGCCACTGGCTGGGAGTTCATCGTCGGCCAGATGCTGCTGCGCGGTGATGGCGTGGTGTACGTGACGCGCAACCGTGCCGGGGTGGCGAACGGGTTGATCCCCTGGCCACGCGACAGGGTGATGATCCTCAAGCAGGAGAAAACCAGCCCACGGGAGCCGACACGCCTGCAGTACACGTTCCACGATGCGGACGGGTACTTCACCGTCGACCAGGACGACGTGCTCCATTTCCCCGGCTTCGGTTTCAACGGCGTGCACGGCATGTCGGTGATCCAGTGGGGCGCTCGGAACGGCATCGGCATCGCCATCCAAGGTGACGAGCACGCCGGCAAGTTCTTCAGCGAGGGCGGCAAGCCCGAAGTGGCCATCCGAACGCCCAACAAGATGACCAAGGAGCAGCAGGACGATTTCCGCGATGCCTGGGTCAAGAAGTACGGCGGGGTGCAGGGTAACCGTCGCATTCCGCTGGTTCTGACCGAGGGGCTGGAGGTTCACGAACTGACCATGTCAGCGGTCGACCAGCAGCTGCTGGAGTCGCGTCAGTGGCAGGTGATCGACGTAGCCCGCGCCTTCGGTGTGCCGCCCCACATGATCGGTGAAACCACCAAGTCGACCAGCTGGGGCAGTGGCATCGAGAGCATGGGCATCGGCTTCGTGAAGTACACGCTGGGCCCGCACCTGAAGCGGATCAAGGACGAGTTGAACCGCAAGCTGTTCCGCACGCCGCGCTATTTCGTTGAGCACAACGTGGACATGTTCATGGCCGGCGACTCGAAGACGCAGGCCGAGTACTTCAGCAAGGCGTTGGGTGGCCCTGGCACCCAAGGCTGGATGGTCGTCAACGAAGTCCGCCGCCTCAAGAACCTGCCTCCCATCGAGGGCGGCGACAAGCTCTACCAACCGAAAGACCCCGCGCCACCGGCGAAGCCGGACAGCGACGACCCTGAAAGGAACCCTGAAGATGCCGATTCCTAAGTTGCTGCAGCTGGCCAAGAACAACGCCGGCCAGTCCAAGCCCATCCGGGCGGAGACCGAAGGTAAGGAGGCGACCATCTACCTGCACGGCGTCATCGGCGGGTGGTGGGGCGATATTGACGAGACGATGTTTGCCCAGGCCATGGCCGGAATCGACGCGGACGTGATCCATCTGCGCATCGACTCGCCCGGCGGTGACGTGTTTGCGGCCCGATCGATGATGACCGCCATCGCCCAGCACAGGGCGACTGTCATCGCCCACATCGATGGCTTGGCTGCCTCGGCTATGACCGGGGTCTGCATGGCGTGCGACAAGGTCGAGATCAGCCAAGGTGGTGCGTTCATGATCCACAACGCATGGACCATCACGGTCGGCAACAAGGCCGACATGACCAAGACCGGTGAACTGCTGGCCAAGATCGATGCCGGCCTGGCCGGCGACTACACCCGCCGTACTGGGAAGGATCAGGCGCAGATCGTCCAGTGGATGGACGAAGAGACCTGGTTCACGGCCGACGAAGCCAAGGAACACGGCTTCGCAGACGAGGTGGTGGAGATCGTGGGCAAGAAGAAGGCATCCAACACCTGGGACCTGTCCGCCTACGACAACGCGCCTGCCGCGCTGGCCAACCGTACCCCCGATCCCGACGACGGCGCCGCCGCCGCCCACAAGGCCAACCTGTCGCGCCGTCTGGCGCTGCTGGAACGCTCCGCTGCGTAAGCGACTCCCGCCCGCAGTTCATCCCGACCGCCGAAAGGCGTTTTTTTTTCGACACGAGGAAATCACCAATGCCCTTCAACATTCAGGCCGAGCGGGAGCGCCGCACCGCGCTGGCAAAGGAAACCCGCAACCTGCTGGACACCAGCACCGGTGACAGCAACAAGTGGACGCCGGAGAACCAGGCCAAGTACGACGACAACATCGCCGAGATCGAGCGCATCGACGCGGCGATCGAGCGTCATCAGAAGGTCATGGACCTGACGGCCGACGAGGCACTGCGCGAGCAGGGCGTGCGTGAACACGACACCTCCAACCGCGGCGGCCGGGAGCTGTCCAACGAGATGCGCCTGTTCGACCGCTGGGCACGTGCCGGTGACAGCGCCCTGAGCGCAGAGGACTGGAAGCAGGTCAACGCCGCCATGTCGGGCAATCCGGCCGTCAACCCGGAACAGGGCGGCTACACCGTGCCGACCACGCTGGCCAAGCAGATTCTGGACGCCCTGAAGGCGTTCGGCGGTATGCGCCAGGTCGCCGACGTATTCAGCACGGCCGGCGGCGAGCCGATGCAGTACCCGACCAGCGATGGCACCTCGGAAGAGGGTGAGCTGGTCGCCGAGAACCAGTCGGCGACCGATCAGGACGTGGCCTTCGGCACCAAGGGTCTGCAGGTCTACAAGTTCAGCTCCAAGGTGGTGACCGTGCCGTGGGAGCTGCTGCAGGACAGCACCGCCGATATCGCCGGGTTCATCGAAAAGCGTCTGCAGACCCGCCTGGGCCGTGTCACCAATCGCAACTACACCGTCGGCACCGGCGTGGGTCAGCCGATGGGCGCTTTCACCGCAGCGGCCGTGGGCAAGATCGGTGCGGTCTCGGCGCTGCCGATCATCACCTACGACGACCTGGTCGATCTGGAGCACAGCGTCGATCCGGCGTATCGCCAGCTGGCCAAGTGGATGTTCCACGACGACATGCTGAAGCTGATCCGCAAGGTGAAGGACGACCAGGGCCGGCCTATCTTCGTGCCGGGTTACGAGCAGGGCAATCCGGGCGGTGCGCCGGATCGTCTGCTGAACCGCGATATCCAGATCAACCAGCACGCTCCGGCTCCGGCCGCGGGCGCCACCTCGATCGCGTTCGGCGACTTCAGCTACTACAAGATCCGCGACGTGATGGCCGTGACCCTGTTCCGCTTCAACGACTCGGCCTACGTGAAGAAGGGCCAGGTCGGCTTCATGGCCTGGATGCGCTCTGGCGGCAATCTGGTTGACGTGGGCGGCGCGGTGAAGACCTTCAAGCACGGCGCTGCGGCTTAACCGCCTCGGCCCACGAACGGAGGGACGCTCCAGCGCGGGCGTCCCTCGGAGACGATCATGGCAAAGCAGAAGAACACCTCCGCGCAGGCGACCAGCGGTCCGGCCGACGCGCGGGAAGCGCCCGCTGCGGTAGTGGACGCAGCGGCTGGCCAGGGCGAGCAGACGGACGCCGAAAGCCCCGACGCTGACGCGGCAGATGCCGTCAGTGAGCCGGAGACGGACGAGGGCGGAGACAGCCAGAGGCCCGAAACCGTGGAGGCGGACAACGACCTGCCGCCATCGGATGAAGTACCGGCTCCGCCGGAGGGCGAAACCGTGCCGGCGCTGGTGCTCAGTAACAACCACCTCGGGAAGGTTGGCCAGGTGATCCAGGTCAACGCGGCACACGTTGAGGCGCTGCGCCTTGGCGGGCTGATCGACCCCCACCCCAATGCCATCAAGTCGGCCACGCCGGAGGAATGACCCATGCTGCGCACGTTGACCCCGGCGGCAGAGGAACCCGTGTCGCTGAGCGAAGCGAAGGCGCACCTGATAGTTATCCACGATGCGGACGACGCGCTGATCGGCGCCTTCGTCACCGCCGCGCGTGAGTCGGTGGAGCGCACCACGGGGTATGCGTTGGCAGCAGCGACCTATGAGTGGACCCCGGTTGGCGAGGGCCGCTCTCCGCTGCCGATCGAGCCGGCCACGCTCGACAGTGAACCGGGCGCCTATCCCGTTAAGTTCACGACGACACCTGGCCCGCTTCCGGGGCCGCTGCGCGCGGCCGTGCTGTTGTTGCTGGGTGACCTGTACGCCAACCGCGAGGCAGTGGTGGCCGGCTCGCAACTGGCCGAGAACCCGACGCTTGACCGGCTGATGTTCCCCTACCGACGGGTGCTGCCGTGAGGCGGGCGGGCAAGTACCGGCATCGCATCGAGCTGCAGGATTACGGCCCGGTGCGTGATCCGCTTGGCGGGGACGTGAAGCAATGGCGTAGATGGCGGGCTGACGTGCCGGCAGAGGTGGTTCCGCTTTCGGGTCGAGAGTTCACTGCTGCCTCCGCCGAGCATGGGCAGGTGACTGCACGCATCGAGATCCCCTACCTGCCCGGGGTAGTGCCGACCATGCGTGTGGTGTTCGACGGGCATGTGTACGCGATTCGCGCGGTGCTGCCGGATGCGACAGCACGTGGGCATATCACGCTGATGGTCGATGCTGGGGTGTCCGATGGCTGAGCAGGTGAAGATCGACGGCCTGGACGGCCTCCTGCGTTCACTGCGGGAGGCACCCAAGGCGATTCAAGGGCGAGCCGTGCAAGCCGGTATGCGCAAGGGCGGCAACGTCATTCGCGACGACGCCCGGCGGCGGGCTCCGAGATCATCGGGGTTCATGGTCTCGCAGATCGTCACCCGCCGGGCCAACACCAAAAGCCGGCAGCGGGCAGGTGTAGGCCAAGGCGGCGAGTACTTCACGGTTGGGGTTAAGACCGGTCGCCGCCGCAAGTACGCCAACACCAAGCGCAACCGCCGCCGCGGCCGAGTAGGGAAGGTCTACGAGGAGGCGGGCTGGGCCTACTACTGGCGGTTCAAGGAGTTCGGCACCAGGAAAATGAGGGCCGAGCCATTCCTCACGCCAGCAGGTGAGGCTAAGGGCCCGGAGGCGGCGCAGGTGATCATCAACGAGACCTGGTCAGCACTGGACAGGCAACTGAAGAAGGGGGGCTGGAAATGATGGTTCCGCTGATCCAATCCCTGCTGCAGGACGCAGCAGGCGTCCGCCTGGTGCTCGGCGATCCCATCAGGCTGTGGCCAGGTACTGCGCCGCAGGATGCGACGCTGCCCTACGCGACATGGGAGGTGGTCGGCGGTTCGCCCACCGCGATGCTGTCCGAGGTGCCGCCGGCCGACGGCTGGCGAGTCCGATTGACTGTGTGGGGAGAAGCCCTGACTCAGGCCAACGGCGCGGCCGTCGCCATCCGCGATGCGATCGAGCGCGTAGGCAGCATCGAGTCCTACAACCCGACGCCTGACAGCGACGGCACGGCCGCCTTTGGCATCTCCTTTGACGCCAGGCTCCTGCAACTACGCTGATCCACAACGGCAATCCACCGGCCCCGCAAGGGGCCTTTTTCATGCCCGGCGACGGGCGCAACACAAGGAAATCTCTATGGGACAGGTAATCAAGTCGAAACACTCCCAGCTGTTCGTCGCCATCGGCGCGGCCGAGGTCATCAAGGTGACCCGCCTGCGTTCGGTGGGCTTCCCCGATGGCCAGGCATCGGAGATCGATATCTCCGACTACGACGACGACTGGGATCAGTTCGTCGCCGGCCGCAAGCAGACCGGCAGCACCAGCATCGAGATCATCTACGACAGCGTCGACCACGAGAAGCTGGAAGAGCTGCACGAGACCGGTGCCGTCGTGAACTGGCTGGTGACCGCACCGAAGTCGGAAACCGAAGGAGCGGCGAAGCCGGCAGCAGTCGCCGGGAAGATCACCCCGCCCACTGACGTGCTGTCCAAGCAGTTCGACGGCTTCGTGCAGAACTTCGCGGTGACCAGCCAGGACAACGACGTCTGGAAGGCGACGATCACCATCCGCGGCTCCGGCGCCGTCACCACGCACCGCCCGGCGCCGTAAGGCTGCGGCAACGGCGCACACCCAGGCCCGCTCCGGCGGGCCATCTCTCTGACGGGGCGCGCGGATCCTCCGCGTGTTAGCCGTGCGCGGCCCGCGCGCCCTGTCGCCATTCGAGGAAACGGCCAATGAGCAAGACCAATGACACCCCCCAAACCCAGCCGCAGCAGCCCCTGAGCGTCCTGCAGTCGTTCACCAACCTGGGCATGTTCGCGTCCAAGGACGTGCACGCCGACACGATCACCCTGCCCAACGGAGCCAAGGCGCAGTTCCATGTCCGCGAGCTGCCGGATGCGGAGTTCCGCAAGCTGTGGGGCGAAGGCGACCGCGCCAAGCTGATCGCAGCGACCATCTGCGACGAGGACGGCAAGCCCGTCATGAACGTGGAGCAGGCCGCCCAGCTCAAACCGCTGGTTGCCGCTGAGCTGCAGCGCGTGGCCATGAAGCATTCCGGCTTCGGCGAGGATGCTGCGCAAGCTCAGGCCGACGCGGGAAACGGCTAAGGCAGCGCGGCGAGGACTGGTTCTGGAAGGTCCTCGCCGGCCACCTGCATCGCACGGTGGCGGAGCTGCAGGCGAGCATGTCGCGCCGGGAGTTCCTGGAATGGTGGGAGTTCCACAAGCGGAACCCCATCGACCCTGTGAGCCTGTACATCAAGCCCGCTGCCTTCGCCGCGTATATAACCGCCTCGCACAGCCAGGGCGGGACAAAGCGCTCCTTTCAGCACTACCTCGACGCTCTCGTGCCACGGTCCGATGAGGACGAGGCGCAGGACTGGTTCGATGGACTGGGATGACCATGACCGACACTTTCGGGCGGTTCGCCGCCACGCCCATTGGCCCGTTACTCGCTGCGCGAGATGGCGGGCTTACCTTGGCCACCACCGGCGCCACCACGCTGGCCAGCCACGCGCGCTCCGACTTCGGCCTTGATGCCGGGACAGTGGGCGTGGAGTTTGCGGTGTGGGGCGATGACGCCGTTGCAGCCCTCGTAGGCTTCGCCACCGGCCACGCAGCGCTGAATAAAGCGCTGGGTGCGGATCTCGCCAGCATCGGCTGGGACCTCGCCGCCGGGCGCCTGCTGCAGGCCGGAGGAGCGATCGCCACTGGCCTGCCGGCGGCGACCCACGGCGACATTGTCGGGCTGCAGGTCATGTTCTCGACCCCTCGCCAGCTGCGGCTCTACCTCAACGGCGCGCAGGTTCTGGTGCGCGAGCTGCAGCTGTCCGGGCCGCTGTTCTTCGCCGCGTCACTGGCCGCCACCAAGGCGGGCGGGCTGTGCCTCGCGGTCAACGCAGGGCAGTGGGGGCCGCGAAGCGACGCGGCTGCAGCCGGTTGGCGGCTCCCCAGCTCAACCGCTAGCCCCACGCGCTTGGCCGACGTGGACTGGCTGTCTGCGCCCGGCGATAGCCCGGCGAACGTTCGCTACGAGGGATTGGTGGCCGAGGGCGTCAACCTGATCCAGGAGCTGGCGTTCTGGCCGTGGGGCGGTGACCCGGTATCCCAGGCCGCGGCCGCCGAGTGCGTCTTGGTCGATGCGGAAGGTTTGCTGGACGGAATGGCTGGCACTGGTGCCTCAGGCAGTTCGGTGCAGATCCTGCTAGCACCTGAGAGCGGCATGCGGGCTGACGCCGTCCCAGCTTTCCGTTGCGCGATCGAACAGATCGAGATCAATGACGACGGCACCAAGACGCTGCACCTGCGCGATGCGCACGACTACCTGGACGAGACGCTCAACCGGGGCGTTTTCTTGCCGAACATCGCGTCCTTGGCATGGAAGCCACAGCCCGTGGTAATCGGGGCAGTGGCGAGCATTCCGGCGATGGGGGCCAACTCCGACGCTACCTCAATGTTCGTGGCCGACGGACGGGTCTACGTCGACGCCGTGATGGACCGCGGCGACCTGATGGAGGTCGGCACCTACAGCGCGGCGCCGGACGGGCAACAGGTGCTGCTGAAGTCACCACCGGTGACGCCTGTGGTCGTGGATGCTTCCAGTGTTGGCGCTAGCATGATGCCCGCCAGTCTGGAGCAGGCAGTAGGAGATGTGATGGCGCGGCTGGGCCGCGAGGCGTGGTCGGCCAGCGACTGTGTGGCGATCGATCAGGCCACGGGCTACATGGGTATCGGCTACTACGCGGGCTCGGCGATCACCGGTCGCGCAGTATTGAATGCCCTGCTGCCCAGCTACGGCGCCGGGTGCTATCAGGATCCGGCCGGCGTGCTGCGCTTCGTTCGCGTGATCGCGCCCGAAACCCACGCAGGGCCGTTCGCCTTTGATCTGTCTGAGGCAGACGACCTGGCGGCTGACCTGGTCATGGTGCCCGATGATGCTCCGAACCTGACCCGGCGTATGGCCTACCGCCCGAACGCCCAGGCGCTGGCCGCATCGGATCTCGTCACCGACGTGGTCGACGTTCCGCAGGCGCGCCGTGATGAGCTGACTGGCCTCTACCGTGGGCAGGTGTATGGGGCCGGCCCGCTGCATGCCCACTACCAGCGGGCGGAAGCTGCTGACCCTGTCATCTCGTTGTTCTGGCATGCGGCCGACGCGCAACAGGAGATTGATCGCGTTCTCGGCCTGTACCGGGTGCAGCGCCACTTCTACCAACTGGCGGTGCGCGGTGATCAGGATTTGGCGCCGCTGCCAGGTCAGATCGGCAGGCTCACGTACAGCCGGTATGGGCTGGCAGACGGCAAGCCGGTGCTGGTGCGCCGTGTAGAGCGCAACCCTGCCACGGGGGACGTGGTGCTGACGGTGTGGGGATGATGACGTGTTGATTGGATATGGCATGCCGGCTGTCACGACGGTGACCCTCACCGGTGGCACGTGGCTCAGTGCGGACCAGGGCTCGGCGCTTTTCGACGGAAAGCCTGGCAGGGCGTCTCGGATCCGCCGCACCAGTTCGCTGGCGATCACGATCACCCTGGCCGAAGCTGTTGTGCCGGGGATCATCGCGATTCTCGGCCTCAACATTCCGCCCGGCGTCCAGGTGAGCGCCGCCGGCGCGAGTGCCACCACAGTGCGACTGCCAGACGGCAGTGTCTGCGCCTGGCTCTTCCCGAAGGCCAGCGCCTTGGTATCGACGGTGTCCGTCGAGATCGACACAGCTGCCACGAACGTCGACGTGGGCGAAATTGCGATCCTCCGGGCAGTCGAGGTGGGTATCAGCGACGGTTGGGCGGTGGCCACCATCGACACCAGCGCGCACACCCGCACCAAGGGCGGCCAGGTCAACACGGTTCCTGGACCCCTGTACCGCCGGCTGACGTGCACCCTGTCGGGTCGGGCCACTGCTGCAGTGCGCGGCGGTGGACTTGGCGGGTCCGATTGGGAGACGGTGGCGGCAGCGATCGCGGGTCGCACGCGCTCCTGCGTTGTACCGCAGTACCGGGACATGGTCAGCAAGGCGTTCGACCCGCGGCTGGCGGCGCGCTCGGCGCTCTACGGCTATCCGACACAGCTGCCGTCGGCGGAGAACATCAGCCGGCAGTACTTCTCAGGGTATATGGAGTTTGAAGAAATCCCAGCCTAGGCCGCTATCGCTTCTAGTCGGAATATGGAATTCTTTTATGGACAAACACGATGTCAAGTTTGCTGAAGATTTGAAGAAGTCGGCGAAGTTGTGGTCGTTCTGGGCTGCGGTCAGTTTTTCTCTACTGTTACTCTTTCAGCAAACCATCCCTGGGGTTACGGCCTCTGCCGCTGAACTGTTGCGATCTGGGATAATCGGCCTCTCATCTGCCTCGGTTGTAGTCCTTTGCGGAATACTAGTTGTAATGGGCTGCTTGATCAGAGTGATGCTTGGTCTCATACCCCCAGCAGGGCGTTGCTTTCAGAATGGATTGGACATTTTCATTGAATCCGAGTCCGGTCTCGCCGCTGCATGTTTTGGCGTCTACGTCGGATCTTCAGTGTTCATGAATTCCTCGATGGGAGGAATTGCGGAGGCGGCCGCGACGCTTCTTTTTACAGTTTGCTTGCTGGTCGTCAAAGGAGTGATGAGGGTTCTGTACGACGCGGACTTCGAATATTCAGTTCTAGTCCAGACAGTCTTATCGCTAGGCAGCGCATTTGCCCTGTTCTCACTCGTTCTGGATGTGCTGCCGCTTCTCAATGTTCTATTGCCCTAGACCATCCAAGTAGTACCAATAAGCCCCGCTATATGCGGGGCTTTTTCGTAATGGACCCCCCTATGTCTCTATACACTCTTACCGTTGATCTTCTGCTTAAGACGGGATCGTTTGAGCGCGATGGCGGCAAGGCTGCGCGCCAATTTGATCAGCGAATGCAGAGCATGCAGGCATCCGCGCGGCGCGCCGGTACGGCGATCGGCCTGGCAATCTCCGCTGGCGTGACGGCCGGTGGTGCCGCCATGGTTCAGTGGACGCGTCAGGTCGCCGATCTTGGCGTGGAGTACGACAGGCTTGGCAAGCTTTCGGGGACGACCTCGGAGCAGTTTCAGCGCATGGCGGCAGGCGCAAACACTGTTGGCATGACCCAGGAGAAGCTGGCGGATATCTTCAAAGACGTTCAGGACAAGATAGGCGACTACGTCCAGACCGGGGGCGGGGCCCTTGCAGACTTCTTCGACAATATCGCCAAGCGGACCGGTGTCACCGCCGAACAAATGCGCAAGCTGTCGGGGCCTGATGCGCTAGGGCTCTACTTCAAGAGTCTTGAACGAGCGAACCTGTCGCAGACGGAATTGACCTTCTACATGGAGGCAATTGCCAGCGACGCATCGGCGCTTATCCCGCTGCTGCGCAACAATAGCGCTGGGTTCCAGCAGTGGGGCAATGCAGCGCAAGCGGCAGGGGCCATCATTGATGGAAAGACCAACAAGGCGACCGAACGCCTCCGCAAGGTCACACTTGAAGCCGATCTGGCGTTCAAGGGGCTAAAGGTAAGCGTGGCGGAGGAGATCATTCCGGCACTATCGGATTTCTCTGAACTCCTGAACGACCCTGATTTTCGGCAAGGGTTCGGTGTAATTGTCCAAGGCTTGGCCACAGTAACGACCAAGGCCGCCGAAGCTGCGTCGATGATTGGAAATCTCTCATCGCTAATAGCGCAAGGATTTAAGTCTGTTCCCGACAAAAGCTATGCCGGTCTGATCCAGGAGCGCATGCGGATCGAGGAGCAGATCGCCGGCGCAAAGGACGTTGCGGCCAGAGCTCGAGCGGGGAACGCATCATGGTGGGAAGGAGGGCTGTTCCAGAACACCAACAGCGAAGCTAACGCGAAGTCATGGGACAAGTACGTCCGTGACCGAGAGGCGGATCTTGAACGTGTGGACGCTGCCCTAAAGCGACGCCGCATGAAGGACCTGGCTGACAGCGTCGTTGTAATTGACAACGGGCAGCCACTGCCCGAATCCGCGCTCAAGCCGGATGCCGTGGGCTATCGGCCGACTGGGAACATTGGCAAGGCGGAGCGCGAAAGGGCGGATCGTGACGCCAAACAGCGGGCAGAGGAGATCGCCCGATACCATCGCCAGGCACAGGAGGCTGCTGGGGCTATCGAGGGCCCATTGGCTGAGGCGATGGGCAAGCATCTCGGTCACATGTCCGAGTACAACAGCCTGCTCGTCAAGGGGAACATCGCCCAAGCCGACGCCAATGTGCTGATGGCCCAGAGCGCGCTTGAGTACTCCAAGGTGGCGGCCGAAGTAGAGAAGGCCCTGGCCGGCCCCGAGACGCTCCTTGCGACCATGGATGCCGAGGTCGCCATGCTCGGCAAGGTTGGCCGCGCGCGCGAGCTGTCGCGGCGCGAGATGATGAACGAACGGGACATGCGGCAGGAGCTGCAGAAGGCGGTGGAGGCCGCTGGTAGCAAGGAGGCGCTGGCGCTGTCCAAGGGCGCGGCGAGCTACGCGCAGTACGAGCAGGCCATGCTGGACGCCGCCCGAGCATCGGCCGATCTGTCGCTGCGCGTGGAGGAGGCCGCTGCCAACGTTGAGGCATGGGCCGACGTGGTCGTCAATGGCGTGGGCGATGCCGCCGACGCCATGGCCGACTTCGTTGCCAGCGGCATGCGCGACTTCGATAACCTGTGGGACGACCTGAAAGATACCGCCAAGCGCGGGCTGCGTGACCTGGCCCGCGAGTTCCTTCAGCAGAAGATCGTGATCCCGATCCAGACGCAGATCCTCAACGGGATGAACGGCCAGGGCAGTGGCCTGAGCCTTCAGAGCATCATGGGGCTGTTCGGTGGCAACGGCGCCGCCGGCGGCGGTCAGAACCTGGGGACCATTGCCGGGCTGCTGTCCAAGGGCCAGGGGCTGTTCAGTGCGGGCGCCGGCGCGGCGAGCAGCGGCGCCAGCGCTGGCAGTCTGTTGGGGTTCGGCAACAACATTGCCGCCCTCACCGGTGGCGGCGCCGCCGCAGCAGGCGGTTCTTCCGCTGCCGCCGGAGCCGGTGCAGCTGGCGCGTCCGCAGCAGCGGCGGTGCCAATCATCGGCTGGATCGTGGCCGGCATGATGAAGAACGCCGAGCTGTTCGATCAGGGCTGGGACATTGCCAACGGGGAGAGCTGGGCCGGCAAGATTGCCACCGCTGGCGCGGTGGGCCTCGCCGACAAGACGCTCCGCGGGCTGGGTTTCAACGACAAGGTCGCATCGATCCTGTCCGGGTCGAGCATCCACGCCAAGCTGTTCGGTCGCGGGGCGCCGAAGATCACCGGCCAGGGCCTGACCGGCTCGTATGGGTTCGGTGGCTTCGACGGCCAGACCTACGCCGATATCAAGCAGAAGGGGGGCTTGTTCCGGTCGGACAAAAAGTGGACGCAGTACGGCGCGGTGGATCCCGGTATCGATCGCACGTTCGACATGGCCGCGCGTCAGGTCCGCGGTGCGGCAACCGGCCTGGCCAAGCAGTTGGGCGTCGACCTGACCCAGCAGTTGGCCGGTGTGCGGGTGAGTCTGGGCAAGCTGCAGCTGTCGGCGGACTCCGCCGAGGCCAAGTCGCAGCTGGAGGCGTATCTCGGTGACATGACCAACCGGCTGTTCACCGAGGCGGTCAAAGCTGCCGGCTTCGGAGGCCAGCTGGATGGCTACTTCGAGGCGTCGGATGTATTCAACGCGCTGAGCGCGTCGATCGCACTGGCGGTGGGCAATGCCGATGAGCTGGGCCGCGCCCTCAATGGGATGGAGGTCGACAAGGTCAACAAGGCGGTGGACTACTTCCAGGACCTGGCCAGCGTCGCCGGCACAGACCTGGCCACCCAGGTCGAGAAGGTGACCGGGCTGCTCGGCAACTACGCCAGCCTCATGGCCGATGTGAGCACCCAGCTGATGACGGCCAACCTGACGCAGTACCAGTCGCAGGCGCTGTCGATCGAGCGCACGTATCGCCAGCAGGTGAAGTCGGCAAACGACTATGCCAAGGCGCTCGGCTTGTCCGGCGCTCGGGCGGAGGACCTGGCCAAGATCGAGGCGCTTCGTGCCACCAACATGGGCAAGCTGCAGGCGCAGATCGACAAGGACAAGAAGGCCATGCAGTACGGCCTGTCGATCGGTGACCTTTCGCCGCTGACGGACCAGGAGAAGCTGGGCGAGGCGATGAAGGAACTGGAGCGGGCGGTGTCCGGTGGCGACACCAGCGCCGCGCAGGCGGCCGCACAGGCAGCGCTGGGCTTTGGTCGGAATCTCTACGCCAGCGGGCGGGACTACAACAGCCTGTACGGCCGCGTGAGCGGCCTGATCGACGGCATGAAGGTCGGCGACCTCAACCAGACGGACGGCACGAGCATGGGGGCGCTGGCGGACGCGATCGAGGCGCTGCCGGACAACTTCAGCCGGGCCGTGTTCGACCTGGTCGTTAACAACGACGCCCAGACACAAACCACCGCCGCCGTGCAGCAGAGCAACGCTCTGCTGGCAGAGCAGAACCAGCTGCTCCGCCAACTCGTGTCCACCACTACCCAGGGCGTACGCAACGCCAGCAGTTCAGCGCTGCGCGAAGCACTCAACGCGAGGTAATCAGCAATGCAAGCAAGGAAACTCACGCTGGTGGAAATCGGCGTGGGCGGGCTGCCGTCCGCGTCTCCGGTGGCGCCGCGCTTTTCCACGTGGTTCCCGGTGCCCTTCAAGGCGCCGGACGTGCCGCCGGCGAATGGGCTCAATCCTACGCCGGTGGCCGACGGCGTCGTGCTCGAATGGGACGCCGTCGATCTGGAGGGCGTGATCTACGTCATATCGCGCAGCGATAGCCAGGACGGCCCTTGGACGGAGATCCACCGCACCACCGAGACGCGCTATGTCTATAGCGACGGCAGCGGCAAGACGTGGTGGTTCCAGATCACCCCGACCGTTCGCGGCAAGACAGGCACCGGAACCGTGGTGGGCGCTGTACCGCCCACCACTTCGAAGGACCTGGCCGAACAGCAGGCCAAGCTGGCGGCGGAGATCAGTGCCCGCATCCAAGCGATCGCAGACGAGGCGGCGGCACGCGCTGCCGGGCTGGCGCAGGCTGCACAGGACCTGGTCGCCGAGGCACTGCTGCGGCAGCAGGGCGTGACCGAGGCTATGCAGGCGATCAGCGCGGAAGCCCAAGCAAGAGTCGACGCCATCCTGAATGAAAAGCTGGCGCGCGAAGCGGCGATCACCCAGGAACAGCAACTGCGGCAGAGCGCCGACGAGTCACTGGCCCGCTCGGTGTCGGAGGTTGCCGCCGGCAGCGGCACGCAATTCGACAGCATCAAGATCTGGCCCTTCAACCAAACGACTGACGGGTGGATCGGCAACGGCCCCCCGACGCTCGTGGATGGCTGGCTGCGGCCCGCCAACCATGCCACCGCGCCATGGGTGCAGTCGCCGGTGGCCTTGGCCGTCGACGGCAGCGCCTATCGCTTCGTCAAGCTGCGCGTGAAGCGTGTGGGCAGCCCGGCGTGGGGCGGATCCCTACAGTGGATCACGACCACGGATCAGGCATGGAGCACGCAGAAGCGCGCCGTCATCCCGGAGCCGGCGTGGGACGCCAGCGGAGTGGCCACCGTGGACGTGCAGGACATAGCCTGGTGGCCGGCTACGGTCGACGCTATTCGCCTGCAGCTGGGCACCGAGCAATCGGTGGCCAACTACTTCCTGATCGACTACGTCGCTGTCGGCCGCCCGCAGCCTGGGGCGTCCGTGGCGGTGGTTCAGGCCGAAACGGAGGCCCGGATCTCGGCCGATGCTGCCGAGGCCGTCCAGCGCAACACGCTGGCGGTGCAGATCCGAGGCAACTACACCGGCTCGGACCCGCTCCAGTTGACCTCTGGCCTGGCGTACGAGGAGCTGAAGGCCCGCGTTGCGGCAGATGCCGCGCAGGTGCGGCGCATCAGCACCATGGAGGCCAGGATGCCCGCGGGGGAGGGGGCGCTTGCTACTGCTGCTTCGGTCACATCGCTCGAGGAAGCCACAGCGACCACAACCGGTGCGCTGGCGCAGTCGATCACGACCATCAATGCCTCGCTGCCGGCGATCATTGACCAGGGCAACAACAACGCTCAGGCGATATCAGATCTCAGCACCAAGGTTACCCAGCACGACGAGACGATCACGTCGCAGGCAGGGCTGATCACCGCTTTACGCAGCGATGTGACCGATTTGGCTGGAACAACTGCGGCCAACACCACCGCCTTGCAGCAGCTGACGACGCGCGTCACGACCGCCGAGGACAAGATAGAGACGACCTCGCAGCAGATCACCCAGCTGCAGACCGGCGTTGATGGGGTGAATGCCACGGCAGATGCCAATTCCGCTGCAATCCAAGGGCTCACCGCGACGGTCACTCAACAGGGCCAGAAACTGGAGGCGACGGCTCAGGACTTGACCAGCCTGAAGACGCAGGTTGGCGACGTGAACGCAACTGCGTTCAACCAGCTGCAGACCACGGTGATCCAGCAGGGGACCACGCTGGACGCGACTGCGCAGGACCTGGTCAGCCTGAAAACACAGGTGGGGGATGTATCGGCCAGCGGCTTCAATCAGCTGAAGACCCAGGTGACAGATCAGGGGCAGGCGCAGGCGTCTCAGGCGCAGCAGATATCGGGCATACAGACTTCGCTTGGCGGAAAGGCTGACGCATCTGTCGTACAGACGATGGAAGCTCGGGTGAAGACGTTGGGTGGTGGCGGCAATCTTCTGCGCACTGCAACCATGACTGGATCACTGGATCCAGCGTGGTTCACGCGCTGGGCCACTGGAAGTTGGGAGCGCTCGAATCTGATCATTCAAGACGCTCGAGTTCCGCGAGGCATGAGGGCGATGGTTCATTACGCCAACGTTGGCCAAGCCGTGAATATCCAAGTTCTAACGGCTCAGCAGGTCCCGGCAGAACCGGGAAAGTCCTACATGGGCTCGGTCTACTGCAATTCGTATCTGGGCAGGTCGAACATCAGCGTCTTCTTCGTGGATGCCAACGGAAACCTGATTGGATCTGAGTTTGCCTCGTCTGCCAGCCGGAAGTACGGAGCTAGCGGCTCTTTGGCTGACTATGAGCGATTGTTCGTCCTTACAGGTCCTGCACCTGCGAACGCTAGTACGGTCTGGCTCCAAATCGCCACGACCAAGGAATCCCCTGCAGGTCAAGACTGCGCAGGGTGGTACGTGCAGCCCATGCTGGAGCAATGCCCACCTGACGCGTCCTTGCCGTCCCTATGGTCTGCGGGTGGGGGTGAGGCATTGGCCCAGTGGGGAGTGGCTGTGCGCGCGGACAGGAAGGTCGGCGGTGTCCAGCTCACCGCAACGGGTGAGATATCTGCCTTCGACGTGTTGGCTGACATGTTCCGTGTGTCATCCCCAAGCGCCGGTATGCGCACTGAGTACAGCGACGGAAACTGGCGTGTTTACGACCAGAACGGGCGCCTGCGTATGCGATGGGGCGTTGTGCCTTGATCAACCAAGATGGGCCGGGAACCCGGCCCTCCGCAACCGACAGGAGGCGGCATGCAGATTGTGATGGAAGTGAACGATGAGAACGGCAATCGGCTATGGGACCTCGCCAGCCGGTTGGGCCTGCTGTGCGGCGTGGCGTGGTCGGATGCAACGCCCGGCAATGGCTTTGCTGCCAATCTGCCGCCTGGGGAGTTCTTCTACATTCCAATCATTCCTTCTGACTCGCTGGGCTACGTTCCCGTGGTCGGCTACGCGAATGGTCGGGTGTACTGGGCACTGAACAAAAATGGCAGCGGTCAGTTCGTCGGCACTATCAAGCCGGTCAAGTTCTACTACGGAGTGCGATGATGGCAAAGGCAGCGGTGGAGATTCTGAGCGACGCTGGGACCATGCTGATTAGCGAGGACACCCCGTCGCTCGTACTGAAGCAGAAAATACGCATCGACGTGTCCCCGGTGATCTACCCCGGCAACAACCCGGGAGGCAACTGGAAGTATGCGGAGATGGTGATCAATGCCGAGGCCCCGATGGTGGCATTTATCGGTGACCCGTATCCGTTCTTCCCTCAGCTTCAGGAGATCGGTCCGAATCAGTTCCGGCTGACGCTGTGGACGAATACGCCCGCGCGCCTGCAAGGCTGGGCGTACGTGTTCGATCGCCCCGCCAACGAGGATGCGCAGTATCTGGCATTGTGGGATGCGAATGGCCGGCTGACGTACGCGCTGGGTGCAAAGCCCATGCGGATCATCGGTGTAGGCGGCGTCTTTCCCAATGGCGGTATGGAAGAGGACAGGTTCCCTGACTTCACCGGCAAGACGGTCGCTGGGGTGATCTGCGCGCCGGCGACCAGCACGTTCCAGAACAGCTTCACCGTGATGGGGATCGGCAACGGGCAGGGCGTTAGCGGGAAGCACGGCCTGTTCGGTAACGCCATCACCATTCCGAAGATTGGAACAGGCGGCTCGCCAAACCAGGCCGTGGTCGGGATCGTGATGGCGGTGGACGTGACGAACTACTGACCGGTTGCACCGGACCGAGATGCCGCGGGGGTTCGGTTGAAGCGCGCCTATGCGACCTGCTGCAGCAGGTCTTCGACGTTGTTCCGCGGCGTGTTGACCGCGCGGCTGATGCGGTAGGAGCGCTTGAATGGGGAAGCGAATAGACGGCCGCGGATGATGTGGCTATACCCGCGGCCGTCTAGTCAATCAACGCAAATCGAATTGCTTGAGTTCTTCGGCCGTTGGCTGCACCTCAACTGCGTATCCGCGTCGAATAGCTTCATCGAAATCTATGGCCGATGCGGCGAGAGCATCCTGTTGGTCGAAGTCCCATTTTTCCAGGTACTCGCGGGCGAGCATGTCGCAGATCTCAGTGGCGCGCGCGTGCCGTTCATCTTTACCCATATCTCTGCTCTTACTGAGCTGATCACGATGGATCTGGCAAAGAGTGAGCTCATGCGAGTCCTCAGCACGATCTCTTTCCCAAGTGATGTCTGGCAAACCAGAAAGTGCAGCAGCAAGTGCGAATGCAGTCATTGGCATGGCGGTGTCCAATGGTTGATGGAGATACGAGGCTACTCGACCGAATGCGGGCTTAGGTAGCTGCGAAATTGGGAGTTTCACCAGATATTCACCATTCGTCGGCGAATGGTGGCGAAGGTGCACCCGTTCTCTGGGCACCAGCTGGCGGTGTAGGGAGATCCCCGAGCGTCAGTGGGCATTTGCCCGATAGCGCGGAACCGAGTGGACGGGCATCCTGACCTTGCCGGATCCGGGGTGCAGGCTGCTCAACCTGGGGGCGCGTGAGCAGCGCCGCGCCGGCACAGGGTCGACTATGACCCGACTCTGCCCGAACGATTCAGGCAGGTCGCTGGCGCGTTCGCAGGATCTGCGACCGCCGGTCGTATCCTTCCGGCCATGCAGTACTCCCATGGCTTCCGCACTGCCCCGATCCCCTCTGGCTGGGTCCAGACCGGCGAGCGCTGGGCGCTCTGGTACAACGGCCGGGAAACGGCGAACGTCACACTCGATGGCGGTCCTGGCGTCCGGCTGTGGATGGAGGGCCAGAAGATGTGGCACACCAAGGAAGCGCGCGCCGCCAACGTCCGACAGGCGAAGCGCTACGCCGAGCGCTGGTGCGCCGTCAGGCTGTATCCCGAGCTTCCGTTGCGTGAAGCCGTTGCCCGCCTGACCGACAGCATGCCGATCCAATTGTCCCCGCCACTGCCCGGTCTGCCGCCTACCCGAGAGCAGCAGCAACAGGCCCGGCGTCTGGCCGAGGCAGGGACCGTGGAACTGGCGCGAATCAAAGAAGCGCTGGAACCACGCCGACCGCCGTAGGAGACCAAGCACGGGGCAAGAGATTCGATAAAGGTGTGGGGAAAGAACGGCTTGATCAGCTACCGTACCAAATGACTCGATGGAGTCACGATTGCCCATCACGTCCTCAGCACGCACGCGATGAGCAACTGTGTCCGCCACCCGCGGCACTCGCGCTATTGGTAAAGGCTGGACGGAATTTCATTGTTGACCGTTTCGCTATGCCCACTTTGCGCGAGTTTATGCGTCGGGATCCGTTACGTCCGTGAAGGCGGCGCTTAGGTGTATTACGCTAGCCAAATAGTCATTTGAATTGTATCTCAGGTGGTGGCTTCCGCCCTGCGCACTGGGTTGAATGCAACGCGAGTAGAGTGAGCAGTGGGCTAGGGCATCAATGTGGTCGAGATTTCTTCTGTGGTCTAGTAGAAGCTGAAATGATCGATCCACGGAGTTTCTGAATTCTCGCGATTCTGAGTCCACTCTTGCGTTTAGAAAATGATTGATTGCCACTATCGATTTAAGCATTTGCTTGCTGAGTTCGCGCACCGAATCAGTTAGGCGCTCGGTGTCTTGGCTCACCAGCTTTGCATACTCTTGTGGTGCTGCAAAGCGCAAGCAAGAAATGAAGCAATCTATCGCGGGAAATCTAAAAGATCCTCTGGGCTGGCTTCTTATGAATGCCATCAATAAAGTGTGGGCCTGGAGTGAGTCGCGAAGTTGCATTCCAAAGGTTGAGGCAATGTGTGCGAAGAAGATGCTGTACTCGGCTCGGTCTATATTCTCTTGCGACTCGTTGCGCAGTAAGTCGTAGTCTTGAAGTGTGCGTAAATTGCGCAGTTTCTTTCGGAGTGAACTGGCATCCTTATAGCAGTCGGTTCCGGGGAAGTTCTGGAAAATTTGGTTGGCGTGATCCTCTAGGCTTGGGGGCGGGAGATTGAACTCAAAATCGAAGAATTTTCTTAGATAGAGTTCGCCGTCGACCTCTGGGCCGTATAGGGTCTTGACCGCCTGGGGTAAGTTCTTATGATCAACTGCAATTAGAAAGCAAATTCCTTTGACGTTGAAGAAGTGCTTTATTCGCTCGAGGAACTTTATTGCAAAGTCAGGGCGGCAGCGATCAAGTTCATCAATGATGATCAATATGGGGGCGCCATCGTGTGACCGGAGCTTCTTCTTGAGCTGCTGTCTGGCTTTCGATAGATTTTCCCTGAAGCGCGCTTCTGCCGACTTCCTCGACCTGTCCCATTCGAGGAAGTTTTCAGCGAGATCTGATAATGTTTTAGCGGCCTCGGCTGCCGCAGCTCCAGCCGGGGTGATGCCTGCAATAGCCGATAGGACGGGCAATGCGATTTTTCCTGCAGATCCGGCTAGTCCGGTGATAATTTTGTCAGTCGCTTTCGATGTGCTGCTTTTTGAGTTATCCAGGCGATCGGTCAGGGCACTCGTCATGGCGAGAAGAGGGTCGTCAAGATAGTCCTCCTGCCAAGCATCAATCCTGATTACTGGGATTTTGTATGAGTTCTCGAGGTAGTATCCTAGCCTTTTAAGGAAAATCGATTTACCTGTGCCCCAGCCTCCCTTTAAGGAAATTACAAATGGTGCGTCAGTAAGGCTGGATATGAGGTTGGCAAGAATTTTCCCTTCGGCGGCTCGAGAGAGTGGGTCATTCGACCAAGGATTTGATGGCGTAATTTTTGGGTCTGATGCTTTTCCAAGTGACATGCTTTATCCGTCTTGTTTCGGTTGTTCTTCTTGCTAGTCGCGGCCTGCGTCTCGTCAGTCCATGGATCCACATGGTGTTTCACGGGTGGATTGTATTTGGGAGGAAGTGCGAATCTCATCCCAACTGACGGGCGATCTCAGAAGCGGGCTCGTGGTAGTAGATCATCAAAGACTTGAGATCTCGATGTCCGATGATTCGAGCCAGCTGCAGGATGTCCAACTTTTTCGAGAGCCTCCAGATGGCCTCGGCACGGCTGTCGTGGAAGTGCACTTCGCGATGGCCCGTCGAGTCTCGGACCTTTCGCCAAAGTGCATCACGCACGGCAGACTTGAGCTGGAAGACTGGCCCGAAGCCAAGGGGAAGTGTTTTCAGGATCTCGCAGGCCCGCCGGCTAAGCGGTACATCCCTCGCGTCGCCATTCTTGGTTTTGGGTAAGTGAACGTACTGCTCGGATAGATGCACGTTCGGCCAAGTCAGTGACAGGATCTCTCCTGATCGCATGGCTGTCTCCAAGGCGAGCAGGAAGGCCAAGCCCGTCCGCTGGGTGGCCGTCTCCGCTGACAGACCCTTGTCGAGACCGAACGCTGCAATAAGGTCGGCTTCCTCAGTTGGAGATACCCGTCGCGCGCGGCCTTTAGGCTGCTGCGGCCAGCGAACGTCCGACATGGGGTTTTGCTTGATCCACTTCCATTCCCGGCGCGCAGTCTCGAATACGGACCGCATCAGGTTCATTTCGCGAGCAACCGTCCCAGGCTTGACCTGCTTAAGCCTTCCATCTCGCCAAGCGATGATGTCCGAACTGTCGATTGCCGCGATTCGCCGGTCCAAGAGCGGAAGGGTCCGTTCCCACGCAGCGATGCGCACCGACTCCCACCGTTCGCCAGCTCGCTTGGGCGCCTCTTCCTTGACGTAGCGGCGCATAGCTTCGCGCAGCGACTTATCTGGCAGTTTCCCGCCACGCAGCTCAGCCTCGCGCTCAAGAGCCCACTTCGCAGCTTCTTGCTTTGTGTGCTTAGTAGTGGAGTCGCGAACGCCCGCCACGTACACCTGCACGCGCCACTTGTTCCCTGATCGGTGGATGCTGGCCAT